CGCCGCCGCCGCCGCCGCCTACGCCGCCTACGCCGCCGCCAACGCCAACGCCAACGCCAACGCCGCCGCCAACGCCGATAAATATTTACTTTTATCCGCGAAGTTGGCCTTGGAAACTTTGAAAGAACTCAACAGCCCCGGAATTCAACTTATTGGATAGGAGAAACATGTCCGAAACTACCCTAGAACGGCTTCTTATCGCTAACGATCTCGCCAAGCTGAGTATCGATCAGCGCGTTCAGTATTACAACGATGTTTGCAAGTCTCTCGGGCTAAATCCCCTGACTCGCCCGTTTGATTTCATTACCCTGAACGGGAAGCTCCAACTCTACGCCAAGAAAGACGCAACGGACCAGCTCCGACGAATTTATCAGGTTTCGGTCAACGAACTTACCCACGATCACAAAGAATCTCTCGGGCTTTACATCGTGACCGCCAGCGGTGTTAACGGGCAAGGTCGCGGGGATTCATCCACGGGCGCAGTTTCAATCAAGGGTCTTGCGGGCGATAACCTCGCCAATGCGATTATGAAAGCCGAAACCAAGGCCAAGCGTCGCTTGACTTTAAGCCTCTGCGGGCTGGGAATCCTGGACGAGACGGAAATCGAAACTTCGCAGCCCGAACGAATTGCTACGATTGTTGACGGGCAGGTAACGATTGATCCCGAGACGGCGAAGTCGCTCGTGGATCGCCCGATTGAAACCAAGAAGAAAGGCCGCCCGAAGAAAGAATCTGTTCCTGATGCGGGCAAGCCTTGGGCGGGAACTTTCGAGCAGAAACCCGTAACAATCGAAACGACCACGGTTCCTGGCAATCAGCCGCCCGTACTAATTGTCCAGAAAACGGACGAACCCGCTACTAATGGACAGCCGAATATCCACGGCGTTGTGATTGACGACTCCGAGATTCCTTTTCCGGGCGATCCGGAGCCCGTAAGCAATCCAGCTAAAGAAGTTCCGAGGCTCGCAACCGAAGCCGAGCGGAAAAAGTTTATGGGCAGGCTGATTAAGCTGAAGGACAAGGGATTTACGGGCATCCGTGAATGGCTGCTCAAAGAATCGGGCGTCCAGATAACGAACGATATCCCGTTTGCCCGAATGAATGAGTTGGTCGCCCGCTTGGAAGTCGCGGAATCAGAAGGAAAGCTGAGGGAGCTGCTCGGAGGAAAATAATGGTCGTCCTGAGTAATGGCGGGCAATTAGGGTCGCCCGATGCGTTCTGTTTTTATTGCGGGCGAGCAACTTGGTCCGTGCCGTTCAAAAGCCGCCAGAAACCATATCCTGATTCTTTGACTAAGGATCATATTTTCCCGAAAAGTAAAGGCGGGAAGGCTACGGTGCCCGCGTGTTATAAATGTAACCAAGATAAAGCGGCTCTTTCTTTGGACGAATACTTGGTGGTTTTGGCATTCAGGGCGGGTATGATTCCCTTGCCCGAATACAAGTTCGCGGCGGAACAGAGAATCTAGTACGGAAAACGGAGTGAAAATGAAGATCAAAGTTGAAGTAACTGAAAAAGATATTGAGCTAGGCAAAAAGTCCGTCACTAGTTGTACTAAATGCGCGGTCGCCCGTGCTTTGGAAAGAGTGTATTCGGGGAGCATAAATGTGGGAGTTGACATCTGCTACTTAGACCACCAAGGGATCAAGCTCCCCAGAACAGCCGCAACTTTTATAAAACGCCTTTGCCACGACAAGCCCGTTAAGCCGTTCTCGTTTACAATTTCGTTGCCCGCATAAACAGGAGGTCCGGTGATCTACTACAAAATGCTTTGGCTCGCCAACCTCTTGCTTGCGGTTGCTAACGGGCTTCTGTTTGCTTTCATGGCGAGCTTACCCGCAGGAATTGCGGCGGTAATTTGCGGGCTTGCATGCTGGATAACTTTCGATCAAGCTTGGGAAAAGGAGAAGAAATGAGCGCAACACTAGTTGTTCTTGAAGGTCAGTTACACGGGACGCCCGAGAGCAAGTATACGACTTCGGGCAAGCAGATCGCTAACTTTTCGGTGTCCGTGCCAAATGGTTACGGGCAAAACGCCAAAGCGCCTTCGGTATTCAAGGTCTCGGCGTGGGAAGAATTGGCCGAGCAGGTTATTGGCCTCGCGCCCGATACGAAGTTCACGGTCTACGGGCATCTGACTTCCCGCACGTACGAATGGCAGGGACAGACCAAGACGGCCCAGGATATCGTGGCCGACGCCGTGGTTGTCCGGAAAGCGTATAATGCGCCCAAGACTGCAAGCCGCCCGCAAACGCAGGAAACGGACCTTGATTCGATCCCTTTCTGATCCTAAGACATGCTTCAAATGCGGGGTTCCTAAGACTCGGGCGGATTTTTACGCCCACCCGAATACCAAGGACCGTCTGTATCCCGAGTGCAAGATGTGCATTAAGGAGAAAAATAAGGAGTATCGGAGGGAAAATCATCAAGCGCTGATAGAATACGACCGAAAAAGAAATAAGCAGCCTAGCAGGGCGAACTGGAGGGGCCGACTCCAGCAAATCGACCGGGACAATCCAGAGATCGGACGCGAGAGGCGGAAAGCGTATCATCACAATAATCCTATAAAACGAAAAGCACAGTGGGCAATCGCTTCTAGAATTCGAAACGGAACTCTTGTAAAACAGCCGTGCCAACAATGTGGGAATCAAAAAAGCAGAAGCCCACCACGAGGATTATTCCAAGCCTCTGGAGATTGTGTGGTTGTGCCGAAAACATCACGCAGAAGCCGATCAAACCAAACGAGACCGGGAAAGGAAGACCGAGAGTGACGTGCATAGCAGCAATAGCCAGTAACGGCAAGGTCACAATGGGGGCCGACAGCGCGGGCGTCAACTCTGACGGGCATCTCCAGCTCCGAAAGGATTCCAAGGTTTTCAAGAACGGGGAGTATCTGATAGGCTGTGCGGGCAGTTGGCGGGCGATGCAAGCTATCCGTTTTGCGGACTTGCCCGAAAAAGGGGCGATGCCTGAGCCTGCTTTGTATCACATGGTAAAAGATTTCTTGCCCGCACTACGGAAAATTAACTTGCCCGAAGACAAAGACTTTGAGTTGCTCGTAGGTTTTCGCGGGCGATTATTCCACGTTTACAACACGAGCCAAGTTTCGGAGGAGATCGCGGATTACGAAGCCTGCGGGTCTGGGGCCCAAGTTGCCCGAGGAAGCTTGTATTCCACGGATCGGGAACCCCACGTTAGCCCGGAAGTCCGTATCAAGCTGGCTTTGCAGGCTGCCGAGCGGTTCTGTTCGGGCGTCCGAGGCCCGTTTAACATCTTGGAGGTATAACTTGTTCGTTAAATCTGATGGGCCTTGGGGTTGGCGGAAAGAAACAACGGTTGTTTGGACACCTGTTAAAGTTCCTTTCCGAAAATCGACACAGGAATGCTTTCACGCCGTAACTGAATACCCTGTTTACAAACGGCCAGGCGGTCCCGCTCACGACATGTGTACGCAATGCGGATTATTTGATCCGCCCGACAGGGATTAAATGCCCGATAAACAGGAATTCTCGCTCTACAACGGGGAAGTTGTTCTCTCGTTTGCGGAGAAATCGCACCGCTACAAAGTGTCGGATCGGGGGTCGAAGCCCGAACATACACCGTCAGTCACTACAATTCTCAACGTCTTGAACAAGCCTGCGCTCGTAGAATGGGGCGTAAAATGTGCCTGCAACTACGTAGAAGACAATCTCAAGCTGTTGGTTGCGGGCAATTCGTTCTCAGTCGAACAGATATTCAAGATTGTCGAGCAAGCCCGAACCGCGCATGACCGAACCCGACAAGAAGCGGCAGATATCGGAACCGAGGCCCACGATTGGCTTAGAGATTATTGGCGGGCAATTATTCGGAAAACGGATATTCCCGCGTTGCCCGAAGACCCGAAGGTTCGAAACTGTACGACAGCGGTCCAAGATTGGGTGAGCCAGCACAAGGTCGTTCCTTTGGCCGTTGAATCCCCGCACTACTCCCGACAATATAAGATTTGCGGGCGATCAGATTTTATCGGGTTTGTGGATAACGAACTCTCTGTGCTAGATTACAAAAGCACGAAATTCATTTATCCGGAGATCGCCCTTCAGATGTCGGGCTACGCTCAGATGTATTACGAAGAAGGAACAGAGTTGCCCGAAACCCGTTGGGGGCTCCGCATGGACAAACTTACGGGCGAATTTGAAGATCGTCGCTACCCGCCCGAAACCTTCAAAGACGACTGGGATACTTTCTTGGCCGTATTCAAAATCTACGACCGTCTAAAGCATCTCAGACGGAAGCCGAAGCCCGAAACGAAGCAGGATTTCTTGGAGGGACTATGAGCGAAATATATTGGCGAGAATTTGACGGGCAAGAAGAGGGGCCTGTTGACGGCGATGCTGTTCAGGGGTATGTTATGGTGTTGATTGACTTGGATAAATTCAAGAAGGACGCCCGCGAAACTGTGTTCCGTCCGCCACAAAAGGAAATCGAACTTTGGAATACGACCGCAGCCCGACATTGGGGAAAGAACTCTGATTGGGTGCTGGCTTGGAGTCCGATTCCTGCCGGATATTGCCTTCATTGCGGGCGCGGTCCAACACCTGTTCGGAAAACGGAGTAGGAATGCCTAAGAAAGACCGCCCAATAGTCTCTACAGCAAACGAAATGATAGGTCTACTTCGGGAAAAATATCCACCCGACGCTTATGCCTTGCTTACCGAAGTTGGGAATTCTACGGGCTTCGGATGTCGGCGGCATTGCGACGCCTTGGTGATGTCTTTGTGGCCGTCTCGCGGGCTTGAAATCATCGGCATAGAAGTCAAGGTTCGCCGTAGTGATTGGCTCAAGGAACTGTCTCTGCCTGAAAAAGCCGAAGCAATCGCCCAATACTGTGATCGCTGGTATTTGGCTGTCGGTGATGAAAACATTGTCCAAGAAGGCGAGTTGCCTAAGGGGTGGGGTCTTATCGTTCCCAAGTCGCTTGGAGCGCTTCGGATAAAGACAGAAGCGAAATTGGCAGAGCCCGAGCCACAACCCGACAGAAACTTTTTGGCGGCTGTGTTGCGGCAGATTCAGAATCAAGTGGGCGAAGAAGCTGCGTATAGGCGCGGGCAAATTGATGGGAAGCGAGAGGCGAACGAATATCACAAAAAAAATAATTGGGAAGCACAAGAACTCGCCCGAATGAAATCAGAAACCGCGGACTTTGAAAAAGCCAGCGGGCTAAAGATCAAAGAAGGTTGGCATCATCCCGAAAAAGTAGGGGAAGCCGTTCGAATGGTATTGAATGGCAGCCATCTCCGCCTTCAAGAACAGTTGGAAGGTTTGCACGCAAAAGCCCTCAAGATCGCCTTCAACATAGAAAATGAATTAGACATCAAGAAGATTGACGAGAAGAAGATCAGGAATACATACTAATGCCTAAGCGCATGCTAGACGGGGATCGCCTCTGGCGGTCGGACAAATTGAAACAAGTCCAGCCCGAATCCTTTCGGGCGGAATACGCCAACTTGTTCGCTTTGGCACTTGCGAATGGGGCTTTCGAATGCAATCCGGATCGGGTTTGGTACGAGGTTTACGCCTACAATCGCCCGTCAATCCGTCCGGAAAATGTACGGGCAATTCTTGATGAATTTGAACGAGTAAAACTTCTGTTTCGCTGGCACGTTGCAAGCAACAAGCAATGGGGCTTCTGGGTTGGGAGTGAAAAAACCCTCCCGACGCCCGCGCAGATCGCGCAAAGCAGGTACAAATCTGGGGAACCCGTTCCACAAGAACAACTTGCGGCCTTCCTAGGCGCTGCAACGTGCAAAACAGATGCTGCGAATGAGTTGCACGTACTTGGATTGGATTGGATTGGATTGGAAGGGATTGGAAGGGAAGACATGAACATCAAAAACGCACTCATTGACAAGTCACGGGCAATTCTTGGTGTCCGAATCGCTCCTACGGATATCAACTGGACAGAAGTCAAGGCACTTGTCCGAGCGTACGGCGAAGATGCGGTATCCGACAAGTTTGAGGAATGGGCCAAGTCCCAGACCAGCCCGCCTAATTATCCATTATCTGGATTTGTCCGAGTTGCTGATGCCTTGCTTTCGGGCAAGTTCGCGTCCTCGGTATCACCCGAAGAACTTTCGGGCCTCGTGAATGATATCGCAGCCTTGTCTGACGGGCAGGTAGTTTTCAACATGAAGCAGAAACTTGCTTTGGGAGCGTTGCTCGCAAATAACTCGCCCGCAGATATCAAATCCGCCTTCCAGGAGTTCTGGGGGAACATTTCGGGCGACGATTTCCTTGTCCGTCAGGCGGCCAAGACGTTTACCGAAGCGGCAGAGCAACTTTTGTTCGTAAGAGCCAAGCGGGTTGAGGACACCCGAAGGACGGCAGAGCTTGTCCGTGTCAGTACGGAAAACGAAGTGAAAAAGGCGCAAGCGGAAGCCCGAAAGTTGCTGGAGGCCGAGGTTGCCGAGCAAGATTTGATCGAGGATACGCTTTAAACCCCCTTTCCTTGCCCGTACGCGAAGGTTTATGGGCTGGGTGGTATGTTGGGGTGGTTTCGGGCCTCGAGGCCCGCATTCGGGAGATAATGAGAAATCGGAGGTAGTACGGAAAATGGATAAACAAGACTTGCAAGAAGAACTTGAAGGACGGAAGATCGTAACAGTCCAGCGGATGGGTGACAAGCTTTATATTTTCACGGGGGACCAGATGTTTACGATGGAAGCTCCGAAGCCCGTAAAGTGGTATCATCGGGCATGGGAACGTCTGAAAGGATGGTTCGGACGATGATCTACCACGGTCACTTTACCCACCCCGAACTTTGGATGATGTGGTTCTCGTTTTGGGTTTCCTATGCAGTCGTGGTAGTATTTGCATCCAAACAGATTGCGAAGCTCATAAAGAGATTAATGCTTTGGAGGCGCGGGCGATGATTTGTCACGGTCAACCGCCGTTTCTTGAATGTAGCACAAAAGGCGATAAGCGGTTTTCGGCTTTTGCCGCGACAGTTGACGGGCAAAGTATTGAAACCCGATATCAGGCGGCTAAGGTATTCGAGGACGGGTCTACGGGATTGGAATGGCGGGCTGCTAAAGGACGAAAAGCCGCGAATCAATCCGAAATTGCCCACCTGTATTCAAAACTTTGGGATCAATATATTGCGGAACACCCAGAACTTCTCAACATACTTTTGAATTCAAACGGTCTCTGTGATACTTTCGGGCAGCGCGGGCATGTCTGCCAAGCGACGGAACTTTGGAGAATCAGAAACGAGTATATTCAAAGAGAACGGGATTCGGAATCGTTATTTAGTTCGCTTGCGGAAAACGAATAATGCCCGAAACTAGCCTACAGGAACTCAAGCGTCACCCGAAGGTACTTGATCTTTATCGGGCGAAGCTGTCGCTGAAGCAGGATGGCAGGCGTTGGCGCGGGCTTTGCATCTGGCACGCCGATTCTCATGCGGGCAACTTCGACGTGTTTCAGCACCAGGGAACGTGGATTCATAAGTGTTTGAGCTGCGGAATTTCGGGCAGCGTGTTGGACCTTGTACAGAAAACGGATAATTGTGACTTACGGGCGGCGGTCAAGATTGTCCGAGAGTTTACATCCGATTTTGCGAACGCCCGTACTCAAGTTGAGAACGTATTCAAACCTCTAGGAGTCCCCGATGCCCCAAAGAAAACCTACTCGGAAGAATCGTACAAAGCCCTCGAAAACGCGCTCAAGAACTCGCCCGAAGCGGTTTCTTTCTTGCAAACAAGAGGAATATCTTTGGCGGTTGCACAACGCCTCCGATGCGGCTTTCGAGCGGACGTTGGTAAACTCGCCGGAGAATCTAATGCAGATTGCGCTCAACGAGGCTGGCTGGCGTTTCCGACGTTCAATCGAAGCCTTGATGCTGGTTCCAAATCCTTGGACTCGGGCTTGGTTTCGAGCCTCAAGTACCGAAGCATAACCAAGAAAGCCTTCTGCAAACAGCCCGGAATGACGACCGAGTTGTTCAACAAGCAAACCATCGACATGATGGAGCCCGTGTTCCTCGTTGAAGGCGAGTTTGACGCTTTGACTTTCGAGCAAGCGGGCTACAAGGCCGTGTCGCTTCCAAACGCCCAATATCAGCCGACTCCCGAAGACAAAGACTTACTTTTGTCCGCTGAATACGTCGTCCTTGCGGGCGATAACGATTTTGACAAACCAGAAAATCCCGGCCAAAAAGCGATGAAAAAACTTTGGGCCGAGATGAAAGAACGGACATTTCTGCTTCAATGGCCCGGAGGAATCAAGGACGCGAATCAGTTCTTCTTGGAAACTTGCGGGCGAGACTTGTCCGTTTTCCGGACTAAGATTGACGGGCTGGTTCAGGAAGCCCGAACTCGGCCAATGGCCGGAATCTATAGCCTGCAAGAATCCTTGATGAACTCGACGGAAGAAAACATCAAGGACGATCCGAATCGGTTCAGGTTTTCGATTCCGAGCGTTGACCGAATGGCGATCCTGTCACCCGGATCGGTAATTGGCGTCGTCGCGACTTCTACCGGGCAAGGGAAAACGACGTTCGTCCTGCAAGAAACTTTGGAAGCTGCCCGTAAACACGGCGAGGTCGTGCTGAACTATCAAGCCGAGCTTACTATCGAGCAAATCGCCCGCATTGTTACCGCCCACGTCTTGCGGAAGCATCGCTTGGAGCTGACGCCCGATGACATGAAATCAGCGGCTCACGCTCTCGCGGGCGCAAAATATTATGTCGGGCGAAACGCGGCGCTGACGACGATCACGCCCGTACTCGATTTGATGGAAGCCGCAATCCGCCGCCTGTCTCCCACGGTCGCGGTGCTCGATAACATCCATTACCTTGTCCGCAACGAGCAAGATCAAGTCAAGGCGATGGAAAACGCCATGCAGCGCGTAAAGTCGATGGCGGTTTTGTACGGGCTAAAATTCTTCGTCCTCGGGGCTCCTAAGAAAGCCGAATCCACGGCCAAGGGCAAGCAGTTGCATGTTACAGACGTTCGTGGTAGTGTAGCGTTCGGAGACGATTCGGATGCCGTATTCACGATCCATCGGGACATGCTGACGAACTCCGACGACCGGAAGAACGACTACAGCCCGCAGACAAAGCTGAGGCTCGTCAAAGTCCGCGACAAGGGTCCGGGCGACGCCGAGGTAGATTTACTCTTTCTCGGAGAACTTGCTTCGTTCGTGGAAGTGAGTCGCCTTCAAGAACCCGAGCTATTTGACAACCGAGCCTAAGCATGCTAGAATGCAGTACGGAAAACGAATAATGCCCGCACAAGAGATTGAAGTACAGACGCCCGCAGCCCGAGAGAAGCAAGAATCTCTTCTTGCCCGAGTAGACTTGTTGCTGGACGATTCACGGGCGACGCAGGAACATTTAGCCCGCAACTTCATCCAGATCGGGATCGCGCTGCTAGAAGTTGACCGCTCGAAAGCTTGGGTTTTACGGGCAAAGTCCTCGGATCAATACATCAAGGATTGCGAAGGTAGATTCGGGCGTGGAAGAACCGCTTTGTATGCCTACAAATCTGTGGCCGAGAATCTTCTGCCCCACATGCCCGAAGCGAAGCTCGTGGAAATCGGGATTTCGAAGGCCCAGCCGCTCGCGACGTTCGTGAAGAATTCGGGCAAGAAACCGCCCGCAAAACTTCTGGCTGCCGCCGAGAATCCTAAGATCGGGGTCGAAGAATTTCGGGCGTCGATTGCCGAGACGCTGCACGAAAAGCCCGAATCCGGAAAATGGTTTGAGTTTCTTTCGGGCTTCTACGTAACGCCCGAAGAGAAAGCGGAGTTCGAGCGGGCGATTGCCGCTGCCAAGGCCCAGATCGAGTTGCCCGAAAACTGTTCGGAATGGCTGGAACGGAAGCTCGTAGCTCAGGCTATGGCTGCCGAGTGTCTATCAAGTTGGGGAGCGTAGTACAGAAAACGAATAAAGGAGAAAACATGGCTTTACCGAAGGAAATTTTTGTTACGAACGAACACCCGGAAGAAGAAGGCGGCTGGTACTCCGTAAGTCTGTGGCCCGAAGATGCTGTTAGCAACTCCGAAGAAAAAGAGCCCGTCAACGTCGGCACCTACAGGCTAGTCGAAGAAAATGAACTTGAGTTGGTTAGAACGGTGCGCCTGAAGAAGTCCAAGAAGAAAAAATGAACGCCCGTAACACTGTCTGGGTTGAGCGCGTAAACGGGTCCATAATCCGGATTTTCCGGAGCACTCACGGGCAGGATTGGACTCGGGCGATGGAAGCAGGAACTCTAGAAACTTGCCCGAAGAAAGACGCAGTAGGCGCAATTCGCTCGCAAATCTGGAAGCGTTGCGGCGGGGCCTGCGAGTGGTGCGGAAAACGGATTACTGAAACGGGCCCGCTGTGGAAACGGATGCACATGCACGAAAAAATTCCTAAAGGTTCGGGCGGCGAAGTCTCGCTTGACAATGGAGCGGCTTTGTGTCAGAATTGTCACGAGAACTCGCCCGAAGCTCACGGGGATCGAAAACCTCAATGGACGAAGGAGTTGGAATGAAAGTCTGTAAGTACCTTTTCGTTGCGGGCATCGTAGTAATTTTGGCAGCCAGCTTTCCCATCGCGTTTATCGGGCTGTTTGGAACGATTCTTAAACACGATATGGATTTTCTCTTACCGTATTATGCCGCCTCATTCGGCTTGAGTGTGCTTTTGCTAATCATCGGCGGACTCCCCATTTTCATTAAGGAGATACTTTTCTAATGCCAAGAGTAGAAGTTATCGTAAAGCTGAACGGCCAATCCTTCCTGCTAACCGAAGGTGATCGGATCGAGAAGACGGTTGTCATCGAGTGCAACAGCGCCCGCTGCGCTTCTAGACACGGGCAGGAAAAGGCTCAGGAAGTCTCGCTGATTGACGGGCAGCCGATGCCCGAAGCGGGAAGGCAATGGCTGTCAATTATCTTGCCCGAAACCAGCCCGCAGTACACGCCGATGCCGCCGAATTTTTGCGGGCCAACTTGCGCCCGAGACTTCTTGGTTTACGATTATATCGCTCCTAGTTCTACGGGCGTCCAAGAAGTACAGAAAACGGACGAAGTTCTTGCTACGGCTCCGACGCCCGAACCTGTAGCCCAAGCGGACGGAGCGGGAGAATGAAAAAGAAGATCGGGAAGTTCATCTTCGACCTCGTTATCAAGTACGTTGATTACTTGGATGACGAAAATTATGACCGTTTGCGGGCGAAAACGTATCGTCCTGCGTTTACGCGACGACGCCCGTTGCCCGAACCAACGGGTCAGAAAATTCAGATGTTCCACTACGGGCCTTTGTTTCGTGAAGGCGAAAACCCGCAGGGTCCGAGGTTCCTGTAATGCCGATCTTCGAGTACGTCTGCAAGAAGTGTCGGAAGAAGTTTGAGGAATTGCGGGCGATTGCTTTGGCGGGCGAAGACGCATTTTGCCCGAAATGCGGAAATTCCTGCTCGCAGGTTATTTCCAAACCAGGGAAGTTTATTCGCGGGCAAGGATCGTGGAGTTCGCCCGCATCGAAAGGATAACTTGATCTATATCTTCGACATCGACGGCACGCTCGCGGACTTGTCGCATCGGCTGCGTTTCATCCAAGGCGAGAAGAAGGATTGGGCGGGATTTTACGCGGGTTGCGAAGAAGATGCGCCAATTTACGAAGTGATTCAAGTGGCGCGGGCCTTGAGTCACTACAATAAACATAAAATTGTTATGATAACGGGCCGAAGCGACGAGATCAAAGGGAAAACCGTGGCGTGGCTGGTGGAAAACAATGTGCCCTGCGATAAGTTGTACATGCGGAAAGCGGGCGATCACCGCGAGGATTCAATAGTCAAGTCCGAGCTGTTAGACGAAGTTCTGGCTGGTGTGCAGCTTTCGTACATCGCGGGCGTCTTTGAAGATCGCCAGCAAGTCGTGGATATGTATCGCGCCCGAGGTTTGCGGGTGTTTCAGGTCGCACCGGGGAACTTCTGATGCCCGTAATCTTGTTAGTTGCGGCTCTCGCTGTCGGCTGGGCATTAACCATCGCGTTGTACGTTATCCGGATTCGCGACGCCCGAGAACATCTCGGCCTCTTGTCCGAAGCGCAAGCCGAGGCCCAGGATTTGCGGATTGAAGCCGAGCGTGCCCGAAGCGTCGCCGAGACCGAGAGCCAGTACATGAAAATCACGCTTGCAAACGTCCTTCAGAGGCCCGCAGTCGCGGTAATGACGGACGAAAATATCCAGCAATTGGCGGCTTTGATTGAATCCGTTATCAAGCCCGTAGATAAGTTGAACTAGGAGGATTTGTGTTCGGACAAAAATCGCGTAGAATTCTACAACTCGAACAAACTGTCCGCGATCTACGACAGGAACTTTCGGGCGTCCAAGAACGGCTTCGTACGAGTCTCGGGCATGAGGAAGAACTTCGGGCGCTCGTGTCCAAGCAAGCCCGAGAGTTGCTGAAATACGAAGTCACGACCGCAAAGAAACCGAGGAAGAAATGAGCGTCGGTCTTTACTGCGCCCTAGCTTTCTGTTTTATTGTAACATTGCTCGGGTCAGCGGCGGGCTTGGTAATTTTGATTTTTACGCCGCTAAAGTAGTACGGAAAATGGACTTGACACCGACGCCCGAAAACTGATAATATGCCCAAGACTGAAGAACAGAAACGAGATGCTTACTATCGCAAGAAATACGGTGTCGGGCTGGATTGGTATGACGCCCGTTTCAAAGAGCAAGGCGGTTGCTGCGGAATCTGTCGTCGCCCGCAAGAGCAGTTCACGAAGCGGTTCGCGATTGATCACGATCACGGGTGGAAGAAAAGTCGGGTTATTACGGACAAGTTGGGGAAGGAATGGATGGCCGAAGCGATGTATGTTGGTACTCTGTTTCGGGCGGATCGCCAATCGCGGAAACCCGACGCTATTCGGAAAGTGAAGGAAAAACTGAAGTTCCGAAGCTGTCGCGGTTTGCTTTGCCCGTTCTGTAATCGCGGACTTCGGTTCTACGCCGACGATCCGAATCGGCTCGCAAACGCCGCTGAATATTTGAAGAGGCATCAGAATGCTCGATAACTACATCAAATTCTTCAAGGCCCACGAGAAACTTTTACTTGCCGTGTTCTGCCTTGGAACGATATTGTTTATCGGAAACAAAGCTCTGAATACGAGCTACGACGCGGCGGTCGCCCGAGAGAAATCCGCCGAGCAAACTCTGGCAGATCAGAAAGAGGCCAACGACAAACTCGCGGTTCAGAATCAGCAGGCAGCCGCTCAGTACCAAGTTCTTCTCGGGCAAGTCTCGGCGGATAACAAGCGGCTGACTTCCGAGATTTCGCAGCTATCGCAGACGCTCGCCGCCCGACAAAAGACAGATGCAGCCCTCCCCTTGCCTGATCTCGCCGCCCGATGGGAATTCCTGATCGGAACCACGGGCGTTACGAGTACGGAAAACGGATTGCTTTCTTCCCCGAGTGCAAGTCGGGCGACGGTTTCGAACCTGGAATCGCTGCCCGTACTTCGACAACAGTTGTCCGACGAAACTGAAATATCTTCGGGCAAGGATAAGCAAATAACGTCCATGAACGCGGTCGTTACGGGCCTTAGTGACCAGATTAATGGTCTTAACGTCCAATTAACGGACTCCACCAAGGCGTGTCAGGCAGAAGTTGCGGTCGCCCGAAAGAGCAAGTGGAAATACTTTAAGGCGGGCGCGGTCGTTGGATTTATCGGCGGTCTAGTTACGGGTCACTATCTATGATCTGCGGGCATCTCAGAAGCGACGGAACGCAGTGCGGAAAACGTACTAATCGCAGATTCCACTATCACGGGGACAACGAATTGTATTGCTGGTCCGAAGAGAACGAGACGTGCTGGGTGGTTGTCCCGTTTTGCAAGATGCACGAGAAAGATCACAAGCCTTACAATCCAAAGGAATATAGGAGAAAGAAATGAAAAGAATCATCACGATTGGCGGAAAAGACGGGGACATTCAGTTGGAAGTTCGGGCGACTATCAAGACCAAGGGACTCGCCCGTTACGAATCGGAGCGTGTCGTAAAGACGCTTGCTAACAAGCTGTTCTCCAACATTGATGTTCCGTACGCCGACTTCGGGGCGCATAACTTGACCGTAAGCCTGTGACGCCCGAGGATAAAAGGGAGAAGCAGTGGGCCGATCATTTTATCGGGTGTCGGTTCCACCCGTGGAGGAAGTGCAACAGATCGGCTTTCGTGCTTCGGCGTTCAAGATTGTGCGGGACGTGCAAGAGTAGCGGGCGGCCCGCGTACAAGCGATACAAACAATCCACTCGTAGGCTGACTTTACAGCAGTACCGTACGAACCCCCGAGGCTGGGTCCGAAGAATCACAGGAGCTTAATATGAACGAAGAATTCGTTTCTCGAATTGAACTCTTGCAGCGGAAGTTTAAGAAGCGGGCTGTCAGCCTTGTCCGCCCAGAATCCGAATTCCCCGAGCTTACCGTAACCGTTCCCGACTCCTGGAACCAGGTTCAACTTGCCCCGTTGTACGACGTTCACATTGGTTCGGGCGACCACGACGCCGACTTGTTCCAGAAGCACTTGGAATGGATCGCCAAGACCCCGAACGTCTTGACTTGGAACGGCGGAGATATGGTCGAAAACGCCACGAAATACTCGCCCGGAGCATCCGCGATCTGCCAGAAAGGAACCCCAAATCAGCAGTTGTTTGATGCGGCCAAGCAGTTGACCGCGATTCAGCACAAGATGCTGTTCGCGATTCCGGGCAACCATGAGGACCGGACGTTCAACGAGGCGGGCGTGGACGGGGCCCAGCAGTTGGCCGAGCATCTCCGTTTACCGTACTTCCCCGACTACTGTTTCGTTACCATCAAGTGGCGCGGGAACTCCTTCCGTGGCTGTATTCACCACGGTTCGGGCGCGGCGCAGACGCCCGGAGCGCAGAGAAACGCCGCCCGCAAAGACATGCCGTGGGCAAACTTTGATTTCTTCTGGACGGGGCATTTGCATCAGTCGATGGCTGACGTGGTTTACCGAACGGATTTCGATCAATCCACAGGCAGGATTTTCGAGCGAAACGCAATCGTGATGATCAGCCCGTCGTATGTCCGATACTTCGGCGGGTATGCGGCAAAGAAGAGAATGGCTCCGGGCAATCGCGGGTTATCGGTAGCGGTCTTGAACGAGGATGGGCGAATCGACGTATCGCTCCACGCCCGAGGAAAGAGGATTTGATGGCGAAGAAAGGCTTGACTACTTTTAATGTGACGGGCAGGATTATCGCTCTTGCGGGCGTTTCTATCAAAGCGGAATCTTACGAGGACGCCCTCGCCCGCAGCAAAGAACTATTCGTAACGGATTTCGTGAAATTCAAAGACGAGTATATTGACGGGTCGTTGACTATTGGTAATATTAGCGTGGATGGCTACTGGGATACGGACCAGGACTAATGACCCTCCAAACCGCCAAGACGAAGATCGACAAGCTATTTGGGAAAGGCGCTCTCTTGCGAGTCGGGGATACCGAGCACGTTCCTGCCGAGATTATTTCTACGGGCATCCTGAGTCTTGATCGGGCGATTCGTCCTAGTCCGTTAGGCGGATTCCCGCGAGGCCGGATCGTGGAGCTTTTCGGGCAGGAGGCCACGGGCAAAACGAGTATCGTGCTTTCGACAATCGCCGAAGCTCAGAAAGCCGGAGAAATCTGCGCTCTGATCGACGCCGAGCACGCCTTCGACCGCGACCACGCCCGCAGACTCGGGGTTGACGTAGACAATCTCTACATCAGCCAGCCAAGTTGTGGGGAAGAAGGACTGGAGATCGCCGATGAGCTCGTCCGCAGTGGAGAAGTTGCTATTGTTGCTGTTGATAGTGTTGCTGCTCTGGTCCCGAAGGCCGAGCTAGAGGGACAAATGGGGGACGCTTCGATGGCCCTCCAAGCCCGAATGATGAACCAGGCTCTCAGAAAACTTACGGGCAGCGTATCGAAGACCAATACTTGTCTGTGCTTTGTAAACCAATTACGGGACCGGATCGGAGTTTTCTACGGGACGCCGACCGTGACTACGGGCGGCAAGGGTTTGAAGTTCTACGCTAGTCTGAGACTTGAAGTTTCTCGCACGGGCAACCTGAAGGACGGCGAGCAGGTTATCGGTGCCCGAACCAAGATCAAGGTCGTGAAGAACAAAATCGCCGCGCCCGCAAACTACTGCGAAGTCGATCTTTTGTTTGATCGGGGATTCAGCAAGGAAGGCGATCTCGTTGATCTTTGTACGGAAAACGGAGTAATCACCAAGAGCGGTGCGTGGTTTGAGTTTCCTGCGGGCCACGGGCGTGTACAAGGAAGAGACGCAGCGGTCGCCCGTATACGAGAAGAACTTGGAACGCAGAACTTGATTCGCTCGCAACTTATGGAAAAGCTATGCTCAAAAGAATGAAATCCCGATACGTAGAGGTCAAAATGCTTCATATCGGGTTAAACAACCACTTTTGGCATTTGATCGATGTCGTCTACGTGCTTACGGGCAGGATTTTATGAAAAGCAATCATCGGGTTAACGTTGTACGGATAACGGAATTGGAGAAACAATGAGATACTATGATCCGCCTTCGGGTTGGCGATACGGGTTTCCGAAGCCCTATAAACCGTTGCCCGAAGAAACTTTCGAACAGACATTGCGAAGAGACGGGTATCCTGATAAACTGATGTCGCTCGCAAGGGCGACAATATTTTGGGAGAAGGATGAAGCGAAAGAATCTCAGCAAAAGTCAAAGACAAAGAAACCGGGTAGGAATAAAAGGAACGTATCCGATGGAAGTCCAGGAAATAGCTAAAGAATTAGGATTGACATTCCATCAAGTTCATAGTACGTTAAGACGGGCAATGAAAAAGTTGCGTGACGGGCGAGCGATTCCGATAAAGGATTTATCGGTCGCCCGAGAAAGAGAAGCTCGGTACGGGCTTCCGAGGGTAATGGAATGACGATCAGCGAAATGCAAGAGCGGGCGTGGATCAACTCTGAAGTTCACGGGTTCCACGAGAACAACGATATCCCGACCAAACTGATGCTGATCGTGTCTGAAGCTGCCGAGGCGATGGAGGACAATCGCGACGGAAAGATGGACGAAACCGTGTTGGAGTCGGGCAAGCCCGTTGGATTCCCCTCGGAACTGGCTGATATTATTATCCGCGTCGGCGACTTGGCGGGCATCTTGGGGATCGATCTGGAAGCCGCAGTTGTACGGAAAATGAACTACAACGAAACTCGCCCGATGAAACATGGCGGAAAGGCGTACTAATGCGCGTCTACATTGCAGCCGCATTTGCCCGCAAAAACGAAATTGCCGAGAAATCTCAAGAGCTTGAGAATCTCGGCATCAAAGTTACATCGAGTTGGCCGTACGAGGATATTTCGGGCGACGCCAAACTTCACGAGGTATCGGACGACTATTTGCGCCAGCATGCCCGCAAAGATTTGTACGAAATAACGAACGCGGACGCTTTGATTCTATTCACCCAAGACCCGCTGAAACCGTTTCACAGGGGCGGGCGAATGTTCGAAGCTGGATTTGCTTTCGCTGCGGGCAAGACGGTGATGATCTGCGGCCCGAAAGAGAATATATTTTTCTACTTGCCCGAAATAAACCAGTTCAACACTTGGGAAGAACTCAAGGCAACCTTAACCAAAGCTATTCTTGTCTAGGAGATGCGATGCCGTACGAAGAGGCAACTACTGTGTGGGTAACGCCCGAGCGGAACAAGTTCTTTGAAGACGTTCCAACACCCGATCCCGAGTTGCAAGAGCTGCTGTGCCAGAAAGAGCCTCGGTCGTACGTTACCGAAGCTGGAGAAATCTTGCAATACACAAACAAGCCGAAGGGAATCTTGCCCGAAGGTAAAGAAGAAAGGAAGAAAATTCCCGTGGGCACGGGCGTCCTCGACTACTTCCCCGCAGCCTTGGCCGCTGTTGCCGCCGTGTCGTATGCGGGCAACGAGCAGCATAATCCGGGCGAGGAACTTCATTGGTCCCGAGGAAAATCGGGCGACCAAGCCGACACCCTGATCCGCCACTTTTTGGAACGGGGAACTTTGGATACTGACGGGCACCGCCACTCAGCAAAATTAGCGTGGCGTGCCCTCGCAATCCTGCAACTTGAACTTGAGGAAGCGGGCGCTCCAGTCGCCCGTGGAGCAAAATAGTTTCCTTCAAACGTACGAAGGCCCGCAACCTTGATTGGTCTGCGGGCTTTTGTATTTGTACGGAAAACGGATTAGAGCCCTAATTTCTTGGCCGCGACGTGGAACGCCCCGAGCAAGGGCACGATCACGGCAGTTTGAATCCAGAAGCGGGTGTCGGCGGTTTTCTGGGCCTCTTCCAAGGCCGTGACTCGCCCGTACGGGCCCGCCAGACCCTCAAGCATCTGCTTGATTGATCCAATGTCTTCCGACATTTGGAGGTTGTACTCCCGCCGCTCGTGGTGTTCTGGTTCCATAATTCCCCTTGATTTCTAGAAGTTTCTCTGGTATGCTTCGGGCATGAGAATTGCCGTTATTCTGGTTTTGTTTACGGGCGTCTGTGCCGCTCAGTTGCCCGATGCGCCTAAGATCGCGGACAAGTCATTCTGGGCCGTAACCGCTTTCTCGGGTGCCGCGACCGCTGCCGACGCTTATACGACCGCGAACTTCGGACCCCGTTGCCCGTATGAATCTGGGAATCCGGGTCTTTACGGGGTATACCCAACCGCCAAGCGCGTTACACTGGTCATGGGCGGCCTGTTTGCTGCCAGCGCGGGAGCGTCATACGTTTTGAAACGGCACCATGCCCGCTTGTGGAAAGTTCCGCTGTGGCCCGCGCCCGAGTTGTACTTGGCTTACGGGCATGCTGCGGGGGCCGCGAGCAACGCCCGCAATTGCTACTGATTACAGGAACTCCACGATACAGCGATAGAACGTGATGGAGTCGGTGTTTGCTCCGCCTTGATATGTAACTGTCAGATTTTGGTTAACTGTGGAATCAATGGCAGACGCGGCGTGAAATACGCTGCCCGTAGCGACCTGACCCTGATAAAAACCCTGTTTATTATCCCACGATTGAGAGTTTGTTGCCCCGAGATTCCCGCCAATAATTTCCGCAAATATTCCGTTGGCCCCGCCCAACGCTGTTGGCATGGCAACGGGTACGCTAGAACTAATGAGGGAACCGCCATAGTTTATTTCTACTGTCGGGGCTCCCGCCGCCACGTTCACGGACATGAGGAGATTAATCCGCATCTGGCCCGTTGCGGGCATCGCGTTGCCTGGAATGACTAAGGTGTAAATCGTGTGGACTGACGTATCGCCCGTTTGAGTAACCACGGTCGTGGTCTTGATCGGGGCGTGAAGCGAAGCTGAGAACGTCTGCCAATCCGCTGTCGAGGGGCTCGTGGCAGTAAGAACTTCGCCCGTAGTCGGCGTCCCGCTGACGGTAATTCCCCCGATGTTCGTGGGATATTCCCACTGGACTCCGACGCTCGTAGAAGTCAGAACCTCGCCTTGGAAGCCTTGAAATCCTTGGTTGTCCGCCAAGGTGCCCGAAATCGATACGTCTCTGAGAACTGCGTTCCACTGAGCGCCCTGAAACCCGAGACTCTGGGTCGTGTTCCCGCCTGCGGGCAGGAGATTGAATTCGTATATTGTTTGATCGCCCGTAGGGTTTGAAAGAATTGCGGGCGATACCCCGAGCAATCCGCTTCCCGGAGGATTATTAGGCGGCTGATTCGCGACGTTGTAAGGCGAGACAGCGGAAGTCAGAACCCAGAACTGAGGCCCGAAAACGAATGCCCCACTTTCATCATACCCCCAAACCGTATAATACGACCCGCCCGGAAGTAACTGATCCGCAGGCCAAAGCGTGGTTGCGGGCGAGACCGGAATATTGCCCGTATTATCCAAAGCAATCTTCAGCTTCGGCATGCCCGTAATCAAGCCGGGGTTTACGACTTCCATTTCATCGTGCGAAAGCTGGACGATCAAATACCCTAGCGCAAGAGGCGCTCCTTCGGCGTTCTGAAAATCTCCGCCATAGATGGTTATCTTTCCTGTTACGGGCATCTAATCTCCTATTTCCAATACGTCCACGAGCAGCAGTCTCCGCAGCGTTGTTTCTCTGGATTGCGGGCGACGTGCTGCATGAACCAATCACTTGTAATGTTGGTGGTATCGCCTGCGTAGAGCGCCCCGTTAGTGTGGTCTTTCCGAGTATCGTCCATTATGCTATCAACTTCGGACAACATTTTCTGAAAGTTTCGATTCCAGATATCTGGGTGCGTTTTTGTAGCGGGCGGCGCTGCTTCCCACTTTTCCATCGTATCTAAAACGTGGAGATAAGTTCCCCATCCCGCTTTTTCTCTGTTCTTGATTACGTGGAGCATTCCTAAGCAATTTTCTACTCCACCAAAGTGGCTTGCGTACTTCCAAGCCGCCTCTATCATCTGCATGCGAATGTAGTCTTCTGCTCTCGTCATCGTCCAAACCTTCGATCATTAGCCTCTTTTATCTTTCGTCTGTGCTCGGGCGACAAGGGTTTACCTTTGAATCTGGCGCTAACTTCGGCCCGCCGCTCGTCCGTCCAGACAGTTCCTTTTGCGAATTGATTCCCTTTCATCGCTTCGCGGAGCTTAGCTTTGGTTTCCTCGGACGTATGTTTTCCTAACCTTTTTTGGCGAATCTTTTCTTTAGTCTCGTCCGACAGCTTTACACCTTTTCTAGCACTCGGCTTTCCGAGCATGCCTAGGCGCATCTTTTCCAGCGTCTCGGGGCTTTTCTTGTGGCCTAGCCACCGCTGTCTCATTTTCTCTATTTCTTCGGGGGATTTCTTTCTACCCACGCCCTTCTTATTGCCCAATTGGGCAAGGTGCATCTTTACGTGAGCTTCGGGGGTATGTTTATATCCTGAGCCGCCTTCTCCCCCGTCAGTGAGGTTGTACCCGTTTGGGACTTTTGTATTGAAGTTCGCGATGAACTTCCTCTCTGATCGATTCAGGAGTTCCTGCAAATATTCGGGAGTATTCGCGGCAATCACTTCTATGACCTCTAGCTGAAAGGCCTCGGGGCCGTATTTGGCTAGAGCTTTACCGAAAACATGGAGGGGTTGACCGAGATGGCGCTTCCACCTGTACTCAAGGGTTTTGCGGGTCTTACCAACGTAGGCTTTCCCGTTAGTCAAATTCGTGGCTCTGTAAATTAGTCCAAAATACATGCTATTCTATTATACCGTATCGTAACTAGTTATCTGTAATTACGGGCGATCCCGTCTTTCGGACGCCCGCAGCCTTCTTCTGAAAATGCTTCGCTATCGGGTGAGGCGTAATCCCGTTCGCCTTGTCTGGATCAGCGGGCGCGTTCTGGACGCTCATGGTTGCGCCTACGGGCGTGTCGGATTTCCGGGCAGCCGTGTCCGAATCGAAAGGTTTGATGTTTTGCGGATTGGGAAAGACCGGGCCTGCGAAACTTGGGGATGGGCCTTGCTCGTCAGCCACGTTTACTCCTGCTCGTCTACGTGGAGTTCGGGCTCCGGTCCTGGTTCTTCGAGCTTCCCGAAATGCACGAAGTAATTCCCGCCGTCTAATCTTGACCGAAGATGCTGGTCGGTTTCGAATTGGCTGCGGGCGATGGCTACGTGCGAACCGCAGGATTTGCATTTGCCGCCCGAGAACGGCGCTCCGCAATCTTTGCACTGAAGCGGAGTCGGTTGGGTCATGGGGTTCATTGTCATGTTACTTATCCTTTTTGCCCGAAGGCTTGACTTTTGCGGGCAACTTTGAGAAATTGGTTTTGGAACTCCACTCGGCTAACGCTTTCTTTCCGAGGCGGTCGGGATGGCTGTACAAGAACTTCTGTTGTGCGACTGATTTGAAAGGCATTATTTACCTCTTGACACGGGCGTCCGTTTTCCGTATAGTAGGGAAGTTCAGTTTTATCTTTCTGGTTGGGCAGGTTTTCAACCGAGCGGGCGGTAATCAACACTTCGCCGCCCGCATTTTTAACAAAAGAAAAGAGGCAAAATGAAAATCCGCAAAGTATTTACGGGCAAGGTTGTAAGTAATTCCCGAAACGTTTATAACTCTGAGATCGGACAAGAAATAACGGAAGGTTCCCTCATAGCGTACGATGGAATTAGAAAATCTAGCCTCTCCCTAGATTGGCATTCCCCGCTTTTTCGTGTTGAAGGTTTGTATCCTGTCGGAACCAAATTCACACTTACGCTCGAAGAAGTGGAGGCCGAATAATCGTGCTCTCAGTGCGGCGAGGCTTTGTCAGACAAAGATGAGGTCCACTTCTCTAGGAACGATGAGGTATTGCACGTTCGGAACAGAGTGTAGAGATCAGAGCCGTCTATCAGATCGCCCGACCATATCTCTCTCGGAGGCGGGTTTCCGTCTGGACCGCCATGCTTCCAAATAGCACAGTGCTGGACCTTGCCGGGATAGTGCCCGTTATCCTCGGTTAACTCTTTTGTTATCTGCTCCATAGACTCCTCTCTTCTGATTCGTATATAGTTGAAATACTATTGGTTTGTGTAAACCACGTTCTGATCTTCGGGCTGCGACAGCGGTTCGGTCGCCCCGCCAAGAACATTCCCCAAGGCGTTGCCCGCGCCGTATTTGGCAGCGGTTCCGAGTCTACGGGCTGCGGGTGATTCTTCTAGCGTCGCCCCAATCTTTCCCGCTGTACGGAAAGCGGACCAAAGTTTCGGGCTATTCGCAACTTTGTCCAGAAGCGCAGCGCCGTTTTCGCCCGCTAATCCCAAAGCGATTCCGAGCGCCCCTAATCCGGCTGCGGGATGGATCGCGGCACCCGCCGCACCGCCCGCGCCGCTTGCGGCACTAAGAACGCCCGCACGGACAAGTTTCTGATAATTGGCCGCTGATTTCAGGTCGCTCGAAAGTTTATCCAAGCCCGCCTGAGCACCTGCCGTGTCGAAAAGCTTTTCCTTGACTTCGGGCGGCAGATTATCAATCTGCTTAAAATTCTTCACGAACTTCGCGGGATTTATCTGTCCGTCTGTGCTTGCATCCGCTAATTGCTTCTGAATAATTCCTTTGCCCAAGTCCTTTACGGCAGGTTCGCCGATTGTCTCGGACAGCGTGTTGATCTTGTCGAGCTTGTTCCCGCCCGAAAGCAGGTACTTCGCCGCGTTATCGAGCTTCGTGTCGCTCGCAACTCCGGGCGCGGACATCGCCTGCATCGCCGGACTCTGGAAGAGTTTTACTTTGTCCTTGTACGCCGCCCGCAAAGCGTCGTAATCCTGCGCGGCTTCGGGCTTCCCCGACTGCTTCGCAAGACCCTGGATTGTGTCGTCGATCGCGTCGCGGAGTTTCTGGTAGACTTGAACGTCAGCGCGATCCGCCGAGCTTGTCCCACCTTTGGTAAGCGTCCCTATCTTCTCCCCGAGTTGCTGGCGGTACTGAATAAGTTCATCAATCCCCATATCGCCCGCAATCTTCGGGTCATTCAAAGAGTTCAGGAATTTCTTTGATTCGTCCGAGCCTCCGGCGAGTCCCTGAAACGCGCCTCCGAGAACGCCTTTTGCCTCTGTCTTTCCTTGCAAGGCTTCTTGTGCGGCTTTCTGTAACGGGCTACCCGCGTACGGGATTTTTTGGTCACCCAAATCTCCCTTGAGTTTCTGGATTCCGGCTTCGAAATCCCCGTGCATCTTGGTTTCAGCGTCGTTAATCTGATCACTGACTTTCTGCCCGAGTTCGGAGCTTGTCGGGGCGTTCTTGCCCAACTCCGAGGCTTCCTGAACCGCTTTTCCGGCCTCTCCCGCCTTCTCGGTCGCTCGCCCGAGCGCACCAAAAGCTGCGCCAAGAACGGCGGAGGTTCCAAATGTTTCGAGCCCTTGTTTGCCCGCTTCCTTTACATCCCCGCCTGTCTTTGCTACAGTCTGTCCCGTCTGTGCTGTTCCGAGACGGGCAGAATCCATTAAGACGCCAATCGCCCGAGTAAGCAACGGAGATTTTCTAACCGCCGTCGCTTCCTCCGGACTAAGTTCGCCTATTGCTTTGCCAGCACTTGCCCCTAGTTTGAGATACTCCATTAACTTTGGAGCACCTTCAAGAATCTTGGCGACCTTGGCGGATTGGGCCATTTTATCCGCCATACTCAACCCTTTAAGAGCTTCGTCCCCCATGATTATTTCCATGAGATTCTCGCCGCCATATCCGACCATTTGATCGGAGCCTACGGGCGTCGCTTGCTTGTTTTCGGCAGTCAAACCCTCTTGCGGAATCAGTTTGTCGCCGATGCCCGGAATCTTATGAAGCAGACTCCCGATCCCTTCGGTCGTAGACTCCAGACCTTTGGCCGCACCGATACCTACATTCTTGGTGTAGTCGGCGAAATCGGCGAATTGGGATTGATCGGGCTGTCCGCTTTCCGTACTAGGTTGCGATTCGGGCGGCTGCGCCATGACAATATCGCCCGAAGGGGGCGGAGGAATCTGCCCACCTGAAGGTTGAGATTGGTTTGGCTGTGCTTGAACCGTTGTTCCACTAGGCGGTGCTGGAATTGGAGTTTCGTCTGCCATAAGTTAATTACTAATTTGTAGCCTTTTGCTGACGCTTCCGAATAACGATTTCGAAGAGTTCGCCCGAGTCATAGAAATCAGTTATAACAACCCGGTCGTCCTCGTTAGGGCGTTTTGGCAACGTGTCATACAATTCTTTGAAATTCTTCATATTTTATTTCCCTGTCGAAACCCACGCGGTTCCGTTCCATCCCCATTTACCATCCGAGCTAGTGGCCGCAAAGTTCTGCGCGGGCTTCGGCTGCTGTCCTGCGGGCTGGTCCTTTGTACTTGTAACTGCTCGGCTCTGGACTCCCATCCGTTGCAAAGCTTGTTTGCTTTCCGGAGCCAGAAGACTGGGGTATTCCTCGCCCATCGTATTCGAGTATTTCCGACCAAGCTCGCTAAGACGGATGTCGCCGCTTTCTCCGAGCTTCTTCAAGGCGGACTCAATCTGAGCGGGCGACGAATCGTCGCTCAACACCGTATCCATTATCTTGATATCGCCTTCATGCTCCGCCCGATTGTTATTCAGGAAGCTCATGTACTCTTTCCGTACAGGAACAAGAGCAGTTTGGAAAGCTTGGAAGTTCGTATCATTGGCAGCGTTTTTACGAATCCAGTTCATCGGCTTGTTAATAAGCGGGCTTCCGGTTTGACCACGCATAGCGCCGGTAGCGGACAAAGCGTCGTTTGCGTGCCCGAGGAACGTGTTGAACGACACAATACTATCGGCAGCCTTGCCGTCGCTGAAGTCGTTAAGAACTTTAGTCTTAGCTTCCAGCTTGGCGGGCGAGTAATCTTTCGGGTCTTTTCCTTGAGCTTTTGCCTCGTCTGCGACCATGTTATACAAACGGGTCTTCTGATCTCCTCTGAAGGAGACCAAATCGCGGACTTGAGCAAGGTTGCCCGAAAGAATATTCTTGGCGGCGGATTCTAAATCATTGTTTTCCATCGCCCGTTGAGCGTTCAATTCTTGCTGTTTATCCGTGAACTTCGTGTTGGCGCGGATTTTCAGGAAGTCATTCGCTCGCTGTTTGTCTTCGGGCGTAGATTTAGGATCGGACAGGATGCTGGCGGCCCGATTCTCGTCCATCTTGTTGCCTTCGGCAGACAGTCGCCCACGAGTTACTCCCGCCTCCTTTGCTTCGGCGGTATCCGCTTCTTTTTTGTTCTTCAGCTTTTCAAGATTATCGGCCCCAAACAACTCGCTCATAATGCCCGCAGCCTGCGGGTGATTCTTCTGGATCGACTTCAGTTGGTCATTAGGATCGGCGCTCGTAGCGTCGTTATGAAATTTCTCGATGGCGGACAGTACCTGCGGATTTTCCTTTATCTTGGCCGCGAGATCGACTTTATCCCCGCCAATTTCGTCGTGAACGTCGTCAAGTTCCCGCTGCGTCTGCTGGATCAAATCGAGCTTGTGGTTCATCAGCGCGAGCGACGCGGACGTAATTGTCGCGCCTTCGGGCAAGTTAAAGCCTTCTTTCGCCTTCATCAGCCCGTACTTCGCAAACTGATCGTATTTATCTTGCGTCAGCGGGGTTTGAGTCGTGCCGTCAACCACGGAATACGTGAGCTGAGACAGCGGAACGCCGTTCTTGTCGGTCGCCCGCTGACCATCGGGACCAAATACTGGAACTTTCCCGTCTGGGATCGCAACGTATTTCGTCTTGTCAAACCCCTTCTGCATCAGTTCGTTTGAAGGGATTCCCGAGGCTTCGACGGCTCCCGATTTCTGCCACTGATCAAGATTGTCCGCGTGATTCTGGACGATGGAATCCTTGGCTTCGTCATCCTCCTTGCCCGCAGCATAAGCCGCTCGCATGGCTTCCATGTTCGCCTGAAGGACTTTGGCCTTCTGGACTTTCTGCTGTTGAATCCGGTCGAAATCCTCCTGCGATTGCTGCGCTTGTTGCTGCTGCGCGGCTTGCGTAGGAAGAGGCTGCGGAGCCCGAGGAGCCCGTTTTTGCAAGCCAGCAGAAAACGCTTCAGCGGCGTTCCCGAACCCGCCTAGAATGTTCGCCAGAGCGCCCGTAAGAATATCTTTCGTGCTAAGAGGAACTTTTTCGCGGGTGACCGCTCCGGTATTCGGGTCAATCGTGGTCTTGGTTCGCGGGCCGCCCGCAATCGTCTCGCCGATCTTCCGGATAACACTCGCGTGCTGAACTGCCGGATGATTTGCGAGCGGGTCCTGATCAGGAATCTGATTCGGGACATCCGACATCGTGGGCTGCACGGGCTGCGCCGCTTGCGCCATCTGTGCGGCAGGGGCGGGCTGTCCGTTTTGCGGACTCGGGGCCGCGCCGCTCTGTGAGTCTACTTCTGCTGGTGTTACTTGAGGTTCGTCAGCCATATTTTCCTTATAGCGCCTGTCCAACCGCTGCCGCAGCTTGGCCCGCAGCGCCAAGCGATGCCCCGAAGTATTCGGAGTTAACCTGCCCGACGTTTCCGGCGCTCTGAGACGCGGTGTTGCCCGAGCCCGTGGCCGCGTTTTCTTCGCCCGTGGCGGCATTAAATACGTTCGGAGCGCCCGCCAAGACCCCAGCGGCGTTCATCCAATTCTGTTGCCCGAGTTGATCGCTCTGGAGATTGATATTCGAAAGCGCGTTTGCAGTATTCGAAGCTCCAGCTTCCGCGATATTGGCGTTCATCCCTAATTCAGCGCCGCTCGGCAGTACGGTTGTTCCGCCGCCTTGAGCCGCCGCTTGCTCGCCCGCAGCCTGCTGTGCGTTTCGCGTAGCGATTCCGCCCTGCGTAACGGCCTGAGACTGAAGATTTGAAAGCTCGGCGGGCGTAAATCCCTGCTGGCCAGGTCCGGCAGCTAGGATTGGGGCGAAGCTCGATTGCAAGTCGTTGAAAATCTGCGACGATTGCCCGAAAACCTGCGAGGCTTCGTTCGTCATCGTATTGTAATTCTGCTGCTGGCTCGCAGCAATATCCTTCATCTGGCTAGTCGCACCGCACATGCTTATATTTCCTTTCGCCAGTCAGGAGATTTTCTGTACCCGAGGCGTTCACAAAAAGCAGATAACTTGTCGGACAAAGATTCGAAGACGAATTCCCTGAAGCCTTGTTTTCGGGCGGCTTCCGCTGTTTCCCTCAACCCCCGCGTCAAGGCTTGCCCGATTCTGGAAGAACTCGCGTCGGGGTTGAAATCGATATCTACGCGAAGACACGGAGTAAACTTCGCAACCAACACGCCGCCTAGTGCGTCTTCGTAGACCACGGATTTCGCGCCCGACTCGTTGTACCAGTCAAAAGTATTGTCGGGATGCGACGACTCGGCGGCAATCCAAGCTTCGATCATCGGCTTATCTTCGGGCGAAATTTCTCTTATCATTGTTTTTCCGGGCCCCAATACGCGGGCCTGATATTTTCCGCCCAAACAACCTTGCTCGATATATTTGGAATCTCGGCCTTGTATTTCGGGCAATAAACTGTCTTCGGGTTGTCGGGGTTTATGCACGCGGTACACGCGGGATAACGGTCGTTGTTATACCGTTCGTCGCCCGAATATCTTCTGGCATCCTGTGGAACCTCGAATCTCCGCGAGTATTCCCAGATATCCTCGTTCGTAAAATGTCTGATCGGAAAGCTGAATGTCGGGGCGTCAGCGTCGTGCTGGTATTCGTCTACGAGCAAGGGAACCGCGCCGCGCAAGGGATCGACATCCGTATCTTTGTGCCCGATAAACATCGTGTCCCAAGGGAAATTAAACTTCCCCGTTGGCTTCAGATACATATCGAATAGCCCGCAAAGAAACTTCTCGTTGTCTTTGTACGGTGCGATTTCCGTAGGAACTTCGATTGTGTATTTCCCGATGGAGAAGAAATTGATGACTTCGATTTGCCCGTCTTTCTTGATCATCCGCGTGTATTCGGGCGGGTAATCGTAGACTTCCAAATCGTACTTTTCGATCATCTCGTTTGCGAATTTGTTCTTCTCGGGAAATTGGTGCTCGCGCTTCCAATAGATTACGGGCAACTTATGGCCCGCCCGCAAGAACAAATCCAGCATCACCATCGAATCTTTTCCGAAGCTCAGACAGATGACAGGCTTTTCGGTCGCCCGCAACCTGTTCTGAATCAGGAAATTAGCGGCTTCAATCTTTTCTTCTAGAGTCATTGACATTCCTGTTCATTTTCCGTACTATCGGGGTTGGAGGAGATTATGATTATTCTGGACGAAAATGGCGGCCAACTAGAGCTATCCAAGACTCGACTCACCGAGATTACGGGATATGTGGACAGTCCCTATTCCGTATCTCTGAAAGAATGGATTACGAAGCCCGATAGTTTCAATATCCAAACGGAATTTGGATATTCTTTTCATCACCCCGCCCATGAAGGCGGGCTCAGCATCGGCTGTCGCCATTTTTCCGAAGAAGTCTACGGCCAAATTGTTTCGGCTGCGAAGCTGGCCGCCCGCAAAAAGCCTAAGACTGCAAAGGCACGTAAGAAATCGAAACGGAAACAGCCATGCTCGAAGTCGTAAGATTATCCACGGTGACGTAGGCCGCTGTGGATTGCGGGCTATCGCCGTTCGCGCCCGTCATGTTCTCCGCGTACCAAACAGTCGGAGCCGTGGTCAGAACAACGTCGCCGACAATCCCTTGCTCGGTGCCGAAGCCTGGGCCCTGAGTTTGCGGGCGACTTTTGTCCACGGTCTGAGCCGCTGCGGTCGAATACAATCTTACTCGGGCGGCGGCGTTGACCGAAATCGACAAGACGATGAACGCCTTGGCGAGAGTTACGACGCCCGTAAACTGACCCGCAGGACTCAAAACTGAAGTTGCAACCGAAGCTGTTTGCGCCACGGGCGGGTTATTTGTCGTCGTGCTGCTCGAAACCACGGTCGCGGCAGTCGATGTCGAACTGCTTGCCGAGGTCTGAGTAGGGGCCGTGGGAATCCGCCACTGCGGAATCATCCCGCCCATGTGATACCCGATCAGCGTGTCGCTCGAAGGAAACGATCCCGGAATATTAGGAGCCGAGAATCTTAACTTCGAGTCTCTTACGGGCAATAACGGCTGTTCGAGTTGCGAGTTTGCGGGCGGCGGGGTTACGGGTTCGTAGCCCGAAGTATCCAGCCCGACATGATCAGAAATTGGCACTTGACAGGTTTATCCGTTTTCCGTATATTTATATCTGCCTATGGGGTGGAACATAGAAGCATTGATGCTCGGAATAGACGTTGAGGCGGACATCTGTCCAGAGTGCGGGCAAGCTATGATATCAAACGAGCACCGCTGCCCCGATGACCAGCCGGACGACGATTCGTGGAGCGGCGGGTTCGCGGACAACCACTAACCTATGACTTGCAAAAACTGCGGTGAAAAAATCTATTGGCTATGGGCCCCCCGCAACCGAAGCCATTGGGTTCACCGACCTGGAAATTACGAAGAAGAACTGTGTGAAATCGTTGGCATAGCCAAACCTAATTGGTGGGCGTGGCTAAGAGGCGGTGCCTAGATGCCCACCTACTACAATGAAATTGATCCATTCGCTGCCGCTTGGCTAAGAAATCTGATTTCTGCGGGTCATATCGCTACGGGCGATGTAGATGAAAGGTCAATCGAAGATGTCCATCCCGACGATCTCCGAAAATATACCCAATGTCATTTCTTCGCTGGGATCGGCGGCTGGAGTTACGCTCTCCGGCTTGCCGGATGGCCCGACGACCGACCCTGCTGGACAGGAAGCTGCCCGTGTCAACCTTACTCCACGGCAGGCAAAGGAAAGGGGTTTGCTGACGAGCGGCACTTATGGCCGCCTTTCTTCCACCTTATCGAAGCCCGAAAACCCGTCGTTCTGTTTGGCGAACAAGTTGAATCAGCGATTAAGCACGGTTGGCTCGACCTTGTTGAATCCGACCTTCAGGGAATTAACTACTCCTTCAGAGCGGTCAGTCTGGCAGCTTGCCGCGTCGGTGCCAGACATCTCCGGAAAAGAATTTATATCGTGGCCGACAATCAGTGCGCGGGAGGGCCGAGATTGGTCGCGAGCAAAAATATTGGCAAGCTTGGACAAAAGCGATGGCCTAGCCAAAAGGATTTGCAATCTTTCGCCCGAAGCCCTTTCGCAGAATCCGATCTGTGGCCTAAACCCCTGCTTCGCAGCAATGTGGATGGGATACCCGCCCGAGTGGAGCAAGTGCGCGGTTACGGTAACGCCATTGTCCCGCAAGTCGCGGCGGCGTTCATCGAAGCCTACTGCGAAGCCCGTGGACTTTCTAGCTGATCTCTAGCCTATTGTTCCTGGAGAATCGCGCCCCAGAGCGTCGTTGTCCACAATTCGTTCTTCGCATTTTCAGCCGGGAACGCGATTTGATACTGCATTGACCGACAAACAGCGGGCTCCTGCGTCTGCGCCAGATAAAATCTTTGGCTGAGAATTGAAGTTGATCGGGGCAACGTTGGCGGGTCTTCGATCCACTCAGGGATGTTCTCGAAACTGCCCGTGTAGTACGGAACGGCTTCGTCAAGAATCACGCCCATTGACAGCGGGCTTCCAACTGCCGCGCTATCAGTTGTGATAAACGCGACTTCCGCGAGTTGACCGGGATTCGCCAGAACGTGGCTGCCGACCGTCGCGAACCAAGTATAACTTTGCCCGTTATCCTGGAACTGCGTAATGTTTCGGGCAAGAATTGGTCCAGTTGTCGGGCTTCCGATCAGAAGTTGATGGACGCCCGGAGACGTTTCAATCGACATCACGGCTTCGGCACCGCCTACGATAGTCGCGAACGGAGAAATCGTCACGCCTTGCTCGGGGCTAGGAGTGACTCCGATTCTGTACCAGCCCGTAGTTCCGTCAGACAAGAACCAAGCTTTGTCCTCGCCCGAAGAATGCCAAGTAACGTAGGCGGTATTCGGATTCCACGGGGCAACCTGCAAGAGGTTCCCGATATTGAATCCGGTTTCCGAAGGCCCGGAGGAAATATCCAAGGTGTTGAACGTTGAGTCCGATGCGAAGAATCCGACGCTAGAGCCAAAGACATCCAAAGCATTGTAGTTCAGAAGCCCGAGACCTTGAGCGTAGAGAACCGCAGGCGGGATCGCGCCGCCTGTATTCGATATCAGATAGATGTCTGAAACCGTAAAGATAAAGATTCCGACGATTGTCGGGACCAATCGGGTGACCTTGGACGGAAGTTCCTGGAAGTTGTCAGGACCCGTGCCTTCGAAGCCATTGCCTACGGGCGTGTCGGGACCCGAAGTGTAATACACGGTGTTCCCGATGCTGTAGAAAATTCTCTGGAGGTATTGGGCGAGGTTGATCGAACCAAGCGCCGGAGGCGTGTTCTGCCCCGCAATAGGCCCTTCAATCAGGTTGTTTAATCCAGTATCCGGAGTATCGTCGTAATACCCGTTTACAATATAATCGGGCAACGGGATCGTCCAGATCGCGTTCGTCGTGCCCGAGATCAGGAAGGGCGTCGTCAGCCCGTCCGTTGTCCGGAAAATGGCTACGTAATCCGCCTGCGGATCGATATTCGCCAGAGGCGGAAGTCCGCCCGTGATTTGAACGCCCGCAGCGCCAATAAAGTTCCCCGTGGCCGTGCTTGCAGGAGACGCATTCGAAACCGTGTCCGTGAGCGAGTTTACCAAGGCGACGTAGTAAATATACCCGCCGTTAAACGCCGAGAGCGTTCCGGGCGGAGGCGCAGGTGCCGGACCTTGGTTGATCCAGATCAGGTTCGGGTTATCGAGCGTGAGCTGGTTAATGCCCGTCGAGAACGTCGGAGTCGTAGCCCCGGTAATTCCTGCCCGAAAAGGCGCTTCAGTGTTATTGTTCGGGTCGGTAATCGTCGTGTCGGGCAACGTGTAATTCGTACTCGCGGTCCAAACGGAATCCGTGATTGGCCCGAGGTTAGTCCACGAGAACGGGCCGGGTCCGTTTCCACCCAACGGAGCTGAGTTATTCGTTTCTGCGACTGTTGCGTACTGCGGGGCGAACGCCGTCGAGAACGCGGGCCAAACGGGAACCGTGGCCCCGGTTTCTGGAGTTCCAGGGATCGGAGTCTGCCCGTTGCAGTACAAGCACAACGTTTGCTCGTTTACGTTCTGGCAGTAATCGATTTCGAATGGGTAATCGCCCGCAGCCGGGAAATTGATCGTGTAAATATCCTGATTCAAGCCCGAAACGTTGTTCGCGCCTAAAACCGGATAGCTTTTCAGAGCGGTCAAGGTTGCTACTGGCGCGGGGCAGGTCGTCGGGCCTGAAATTCTAGTAGGCTGGTTGGCGCTCGCAGGACCGATGCCCCAAAATATTCCGTCATCGTGGTTGATAGTGAAGGAATACTGTCCGGCAGCGGGGATCGTCATTGTCCCCGTCACGATCATGTTGTAATTCTGTGTCGCACTGGCGTACGGAACCGTGTAGCCTGAAATATCTCCGGCTTCGGTCAATGTCGCCCATTCCATCGGCTGGACATTGGGATCGAGAGTTCCGTTGTACTGCGGGGGATTGAATAAGACGCTGTTACCCGTAGCGGACGAGAGCAGCGGATAGCTGCCCGAACCGGGATTGTTCGTCCCGTCTACCGGGTTTCGGAGTTCGCATTGTCCAGAAAACGAACTGACGTGCGTGTAGAAATCCGCAGTAATGTAAACGCCCGTAACTAATTTATATACAGGATACGGATCAGCCTGAAGCTGAAACAAGCTATTGGTTCCCGACGCATTCGCAACGATCAGGTGGTCGGCGGGGAATGCCGTGCTCGCGGTCCACGCGGAGTCGCCCGAAAACGTGCTGGCAACGGATTTCCAAGTTACTCCGCCATCGGTGACCGTGGTAGTTCCGGAAGTTGGGTTGCTCGTAAACGGATTCGCGACGCCAGATTTTCCGGCGACCGTAACCTGCCAGATATTTATCTGCCCGCCAAACTGAGTATCGACAACCGCCCCGGACAAGGAGAAGAAAGTATCGGTTTTCCACGCGCCGCCCGAGGTTCCAACTACAATATTTGGCGGAGTTGTGCCCGCAACAATTCCGATATTCTCCAACGGGTTTCCGCGATTGATCCAGACAGCCGTGCCGTCAATCGTGATTCCGCCTTGGAAGTCGTTCCCGGCGTCGGGAACCTGCGTGTTCCAAACAGGCACGCTCGCGCCCGTAACGGGGATTCCGCCTTGGGCGTCCGTAACATTGCCCGTATCCGCCGCAGAAGCGTAATCCGCGTGGATGATATTCAGGAGATTGGCGGTAACCGTGGTGCCGACAGCCGTCAGCACGGTCCAGGTTACGCCGTTCAGCCAAGTCGCGACGCCCGCGTTCCAGATAACGTAATTATCGCCATCGGTAATGCCCGCAGTCGATCCAACGGTCAACGTCAGGGTGTTGGTGGCTTCGACATACGCGACGTTCGAAATCGTCGTGACTTCCGTAGCGTACAATTCTTCGAGGTTCCCGTTTGAGTCGATCAGGTACGTTGAAATAAACGGCGTCGAAGCTGCGGACAAAGTGACGGAATTCCCGATATTCGGGAGGCCCGCAGAACTCGCGGTTCGGGTAAACAGACTCTGGACGAACTTCTGCTGCGTCTCGCCGTTTCCGAAGAACAACGTGTTGCCTACGGACTGGAAGAAAGTTTGTCCGGCACCCGGAGGTTTCGCGTAAAGCAGGGTATCCTGATTGTTCGAGATAATGTAAACGCCCGTAGCGGTATCCGCGAGGACTTCAATTGTCTCGCTCGTGGGTCCGAACATCCGGAAAGCGTAGAAGTAATCGACGCCCGTAAAAAGATTCGAGTTATAAACCGAGTTTCCGGGTCTGCGGGCAAGCGTGAGTTTCGGCGTGATCTCGCAATTCGAGCCGTCGATCAGTGCGTCCCCGCGTGTGCCCAAGTACCGTTCTTCGTAGGACGAACCTGCGGAGCGGAGCGGGCTGCGTTGCGTGCAAAGCCCGCTATAGTAGCGCGAAGTATAAAGCGGGGCGTACCTCGGGGCTTTATTTCCCGCTTGAGCGCCCGCTAATTGTAGGCTTCCTGCCATTATTGCTGCTCCTGTCCGCTAAAATAGCGCCAAGTATCTTCCGCCCAACAACCTGGTTCTGATCGCGTCCACACCGGAAAACGCCCCGTCTGTGCGAAAATTTCCAACTTATAGCGGTGACGTTTAAGAGCGGCCAAATCCGCCTCAAGACTTTTTATTTCTTCGGAAATCTGAGAGAAATCCTCTTTTGCTTGGACAAGAGCGGCCTCGGTGCCTGCTATCTGCCCGCCTACATAGGGGAGATTTTCATCGTTTTCAACAATATATCGGGGCATTCGCCACATAATTTTATCCTTGACAACTTAATCCGTTTTCCGTATTATCCAAACATGAGACTGAGCATAGAAGTTCCTAAAGATCGCCGCATCGGTTCCCGAATAATTGTCAAAACAAAATTTAGGCGGATTTACGGGCGATCAAGCCAATATTGGCTGATGTTCTGTGGTTGTGGAAAAAAGACTTGGGTGGTTGCGTCAGCAGCCGTAAACGGGC